CGTTGAGGTCAAGATGTCGGGCAACCTGGAGCTCTCCAGCGAACAGCTCGACCAGCGCCTGGGATCCCTCCTGGCCAAGGCGGGTGGCTTGAAGTGAGCGTGCTGGACCTGTCCGAGCTGGACCTGTCCGAACTGGACTTGTCCAAGCTGGACATCTCCACGCTGACGGACCTGGAAAAGCGCGAGCTCTACGAGCTGCTCAAGCTCAAGGACACGCGCAATCGGCGCAACAGACTGCTGGGCTACAAGCCCTACGCCAAGCAGGTCGACTTCCATGAGGCTGGCTCGCAATTTCGCGAGCGGCTCTTCATGGCGGGCAACCAGCTGGGCAAGACCTGGGCGGGTGCGTTTGAGGTGGCGATGCACGCCAGCGGGCGCTACCCGGACTGGTGGACAGGCCGGCGCTTCAACTACGCGATTCGGTGCATGGTTGGCTCCGAATCGGCCGAGTTAACCCGAAAGGGTGTGCAGCGGTTGCTGCTGGGCCCGCCCGAGATCCGTGAGGAGTGGGGCACGGGCGCGATCCCGCACGACTGCGTGCGTGACACCAGCATGAAGCAAGGCGTGCCCGACGCCGTCAGCAGCATCGTGGTGCGCCACGTGTGCGGCGAGGACAGCGTCATCCAGTTCAACAGCTACGACCAGGGCCGCACCAAGTGGCAGGCCGACACCGTCGACCTCGTGTGGTTCGACGAAGAGCCGCCGCTGCCCATCTACTCCGAGGGCCTCACGCGTACCAACGCCACCGGCGGCATGGTGTTCGTGACGTTCACGCCGCTGCTCGGCATGTCCGACGTGGTCAAGCGGTACCTGCTGGACAAACCCACGGGCACCAACGTCACGACGATGACGATCGACGACGTCGAGCACTACACGCCCGAGCAGCGCGCCGCGATCATCGCCTCATACCCCGAGCACGAGCGCGAGGCCCGTGCCAAGGGCATCCCGATCCTGGGCTCGGGCCGCGTGTTCCCGATCGCTGAAGAGGCGATCAAGTGCACGCCGTTCCCGATCCCGCCGCACTGGTCGCGCATCGTCGGCCTGGACTTCGGCATCGACCACCCGACGGCCGCCGTCTGGCTGGCCTGGGACCGCGACAGCGACGCGGTGTACGTCACTGACGCATACCGGGTGAAGGATGCGTCGATTGCGATCCACGCTGCCGGCATCAGGGCGCGCGGCGACTGGATCCCAGTTGCGTGGCCGCATGACGGCTTGCAGCGGGATAAGGGCTCGGGCGAGCAGCTCGCCGAGCAGTACCGCAGCCAGGGGCTGGCGATGCTGCGTCAGCGCGCGATGTTCGACGACGGCAGCAACGGTGTGGAGGCCGGTGTGGCCGAGATGCTCACCCGCATGCAGACGATGCGACTGCGCGTCTTTAGCCACCTCACCGACTGGTTTGAGGAGTTCCGCCTGTACCACCGCAAAGACGGACTCATCGTCAAAGACGGCGATGACTTGCTGTCGGCCACCCGCTACGCGCTGATGATGCGCCGTTTTGCCAAAACGCACGAAGAGGCTGAGGCGCGGATCCGCCCAGGCCGCATGGCCCCTGCCATCGACTTTGGCGTGTTTGACCCAGTTACTGGGTATTGAAGGACTGAAACATGGACGAACAACTGCAACCCACCGAGGTCGTTGAGATCGAGATTGAGGGCATCGATCCCGAAGAGGCGCGAGCCAAGATCGAGGAGAAACTGCAGATGTTTGGTCACTCACTGGCCAGACAGCGCGATGAGTGGATCCGGTCGCGCTACTCCTACGGCGTCGACAAGCGTTGGATCGAGGACGAGGACCAGTACAACGCCAAGGACAACGTCAACAAGGCGGCCAGCCAGATGATGACGTCCGTCGAGCAGGGCTACCCTGTCACGACGCAGGGCGCGCGGCCCACCCGCTCGACCGTCTTCATCGGCATGACGCGGCAGAAGACCAACGCCGCCGAAGCGCGCGTGGCCGACATCCTGCTGCCCACCGACGATCGCAACTGGGGCATCCAGCCCACGCCGAACCCCAAGCTCATGTCCATGAGCAAGGACAACGCGATCGCCGGCGACAAGCTCACAGGCCAGCCCATGGTCGACCCCAACACCGGCGAGCAGCTGCGGGTGAAGGACGTGGCGCATGCGGCCCTCGAGCTCGCGCGCCAGAAGTCCCGGGCGATGCAGAACGAGATCGCCGACCAGCTCACCGAGTGCGACTACAACGCCGAGCTGCGCAAGGTGATCCACGACGCCGCGGTGCTGGGCACGGGCGTCATTAAGGGGCCGGTGGTCACCAACCGCGTGCGCCGCGCCTGGATGCCCTACACGGACGCCGCAGGCAATCAGGTCCAGCAGATCGTCGTGATGGAGGAGCTCTCGCCCGCGTCGTTCCGCGTGGACCCGCGCAACGTCTGGCCCGACCCCGGCTGCGGCGAGAACGTGCACAACGGCAAGGGCATCTACGAGCGCGAGAAGCTCACCGCCAAGCAGGTGCGTGATCTGGCCAAGCAGCCCGGGTTCATGGAGGACCAGCTGCGTAAGGTGCTGGAAGAGGGCCCGCGGCGCAGCGCCACATTCCAGGAGCTCAAGGACGAGGACCAGCGTGATGTGGCCCGCGACACATATGAGATGTGGACCTACTGGGGTGAAGTCGAGCACGACGACCTGGAGTCCGCCGGCGTGGACGTAGGCGACAAGGACGTGCTGCGTACCGTCTCGGCCTGCGTGATCATGATCAACAACACGGTCGTCAAAGCGTTTCCAAACCCACTGGAGGGTGGCGACCTGCCGTACGACTTCTACGTCTGGGAGAAGGTCAGCGGCTCGTGCTGGGGCTACGGCATCCCGTATCTCATGCGCGCACAGCAGAAGGTGCTGAACGCCGCGTGGCGTCAGATGATGGACAACGCCGGCGTGAGCTCGGGCCCGCAGATCGTGATGAAGCCCGGCGTCATCCAGCCGGCCGACAAGCAGTGGCAGCTCTCCAGCCGCAAGATCTGGTACGCCACCGACGACATGGACGACGTGCGCAAAGCATTCGCCACGTTCGAGTTCGACAGTCACCAGAACGAGCTGGCCAACATCATCAAGATGGCCACCGAGCTTGCTGACGCCGAGACCGGCGTGCCCACCATCATGCAGGGCGAGAAGGGCGCTGCACCCGACACCGTCGGCGGTATGCAGATGCTGATGAACAGCGCCAACGTGGTGCTGCGCCGGCTGGTAAAGCAGTTCGACGACATGGTGACCAAGCCCCATATCCGTCGGTACTACGACTACAACATGATGTACAACGAGAACGAGGAGCTCAAGGGCGACTTCTCGATCGACGCACGTGGGTCGTCCGCGCTGATGGTGCGCGACATCCAGAACCAAGCGTTCATGAACCTGCTGGCCGCGGGTACGAACCCGGTCTATGGCGCCTACATCGATACGCAGAAGCTCTTCGAGAAGGCGCTGCAGGCCCAGCACATCGACCCGGCAGAGGTGCTCAAGTCCGAGGCCGAGATCGAGAAGATGAAAGAGCAGCAAGCCGCGGCCGCACAGCAGGGCGGCCAAGAGGATCCGCGCATCGCAGCCGCCAAGATCCGCGCCGAGACCGATATCCAAAAGGTGCAGGCGCAGAACGAAGGCGACATGGCAGAGCTCAACACCCGTCTGCAGATCGCCCAGGCCAACATTCAGGCTCGACGTGAAAATCAGCAGATGCAGCGCGAAATCGAGATGCTGAAGCTCGCCAACACGCAGAACCTGTCGCTCGAGCAGATCAAGGCCCAGCTGGCCAACACCGCCATCAAGGAACGCGGCAAGAAGGAACTGTTCGCTGCCGAACAGCGTCTGAAGCTCGTCTCTGGATCCGGCATCTAAGGAGACCACGACATGAGCAAAGAAGCCGGCCAGTTGGTAGCACTGGCCTTCTTGGGCCGCGACCTCGCCCATCGCGAGCATCTTCGTACGGACAACTACGCGCAGCACGTCGCGCTGGGCGAGTTTTACGAGGGCGTGATCCCACTTGTCGACTCGTTTGCCGAGGCCTACCAAGGGCGCTACAACGAGCGCCTGGAAATTCCGCTGATCGACAACGAATTTGAAGGCGAAATTGCTGACGTTCTTGAGCAGCAAATGGCCTGGGTAGAGGACAAACGCGAAGAGATCTGCCCACGCAGCGAGAGCTCGCTGCATAACGAGATTGATTCAATCGTGCACTTGTATCAGACAACT